GCCGACCTGCAGGCCGTACCAGCCGCTGATCGGCGTGAAGTACACGGGCAAGTGACCGACACTTGAGCCCGACGCTCGCTGAATCATGGACTCGCCGACCTCGAGGAGGCCGCCATTTCCGGCGACGACCGCGACTTCGTTCGGGTTGCTGCGGATCAGGTAGACCGACGAGCGGTCCGCCGTGCCGCCGGCGTTGATGCACTTGGCCGCCGTGTTCAGCGAGTTTGCTAGGCCCGCGAAGCCGCTGGCCGAGCCGCCGACCGTGCCGCCCAGGATCTGCTTTTCCAGCTGGAAGTAAGCAGCCTTCAGGTGCTCCATCGCCTCGAGGCGCAGGAGACCCTCGGCCCCGCCCTTGTAGGCGTTGGCCTCGGCCATGTCGAAGGTGAAGCTCGCGTCCAGGATCTTTAGGTCGATGCTGACCGAGGTTCGCTCGGTGGAGTCGTGCTCGCGTCCGTCGTTGATGGAGCGGAAGCCGACGACCGGAGCTGTCGTGGTCTTGTAGTACTTGTGCACCGTGCCATTGCTGGCCGGCACCGCCGACAAGACCTGCAGCAGGGGAGCGTTCTGAAACAAGTCGCTGATCTCGATATCGAGCGAGTTGTTGTCATTGATGATGGTCAAGTCCGCGAGGGACAGATAGTTGTCAGGCATTTCCTAGCCTCCTATTTCTTGCCGGCGATGCGGATCAGCCGGCCTTTTGGCGTGGGTGGGACGTGCTGCGAGAACTCGACCGGCTCGACCTCGCCTTCGACGCGCGAAGCGCTCAGGCGCTGCTTGAGCTGCTCGACCTCGCCTCGTAGCGAGTCGATGTAGAGGGCCTGCGCCTCGGCAAACGATTTGCCCTGCGCGAACCACACACCGCCACGGTCGCCAAACGCCTCGAGGAAGCGAGAACCCTCGCTGGCGGAAAGCTCCGTGGATGCCGGCGGGGCCGGCTCCGCTGCGTCAACGGCATCCGGCACGGCCGGAACCTCGGCAGGCATATCGGGATCAGGGGCTTGAGTCGCGTCCACGGCCTGGGCCTCGGCGAGCACCTGGTTTTCTTCTTCAAGATGAGCTGCGGTCAGATTGGTTGCCATGTCGGCCTCCTGTATTTCGACGAGCACTTGATGGTCGGCCGAGAACTCGGTGGATGTGTTCTGGTCGGCCCCGTAGGGACAGATTGCGATGCCTCGTAACGGCCACTCGCGGATGACCACGCCCGGCCCGGCGAACTCGTAGCCGTTCACCGAGACGCTCTGGCCGTCTCGTACTTCCTCGAGCTTGATGCCGTCGCCCCCAAAGTTGATCGAGGCCTCGTACGGGACGCCCTCGCGTTGCTTGTGGATGACTTCCGTGGCGCGGTCCGATTCCTTGAACGGCACCAGCGCACCCGACACGACGAGGTCACCGGAGTCCGACTCGAAATGGTTCGCGTAGCCAATGACCTCTTTTGGATCGTGGGCGTAGTCGATCGCGACGCGTGACTTCGCCAGCTTCATGCCGCCGAGGTCGTGAACGACGTTGCCCCAGAACCAATGCTCGATTGGCTGCCCACTGCGCGCGACCATCTTGAACGGGGCCGACTTGGCTGACGAGCCGTTGGTGCCGAGCTCGAAATGCCCGATCGAGAACTGCAGGGCGGCGGCGGGTACGGACTTTTGCTTAGTGGTCATGGTGATCCCTGATCCTCAGGTGAGCCGGGATCCGCGTTGGCCTGCCGCTCGAGGGCGACCTGGGCGGTGGAGATCCCAGGCAGGACGATGTTGACGCCGCGTTCCTTGGCGTATGTGTTCGCCTTCGCGATCTCGTCGATGTTGTCGTAATAGTCAGTCCCGATCGCCCGGCAGACGCGTTGCGGCGTGTCGAGGCCTGCCGCGATTGCGGATGCGTGGCCGCTGACCTCTTTTTGCGGATCCCACCAGGGGACTCCGTCGGGCACCCACTCCCAGGACAGATCCTGGAAGCTCACACCAGGAGGAAGCACAAGGTCGCCGTCGGCAATCGCCATGCCGAGCCGCCAGGAGGCGATCTCGTCCAGCAGCTCCGAGAGGTCTTGCTGTTTTGCGCGGCAGGCCTTGAGGTACTGGATCATCGAGCCGCGAGAGCCGTAGAAGTTGGTGAAGCTCTCGTCGAAAAACGAATACGGCAAGTCGAGCGATTTCAAGGCAACGTGAATGATCAGCTTGAGGAACTGGACCGTTTCGGTCGCTGGCGATCGCGATTCCAGGAACTCGGCCCGGTCGCCTGGATTCAAGTCGAGCATCTGTGGCCCGTTGGCGAAGTCGACCTCGTAGCCGGAGTCCGCAATGCCATCGCCGTTGCTGTCGATCGTCGGCCGAACGCCATCGAATCCATCTGCGGCTTCGCGATAGAACACGAGTCCGAAGAGCTGCGACACTTTGATTTTTGCCAGGGCATAGTCAATGCCCTCGTACACGTCCTGCAGGCTGTTGAGCGCGGCGGCAATCGGCGAGACGCCGCGAACCTGGTCGAAGCGGTCGTAAAAGCCATGCGAAAAAACGCTGTCGGCGGGGACGATTCGACCAAACGACAGGTTGCCGCTATTGTCACGGTTGCAGATGCAGTATTCGCGTGCGACGCCACTGGGCGTGAGCTTGACGCCATTGGTCCAGGACGTCGCGTTGAAGTTGCTGGGCACGCCCTGAATGGCCGTGGCGACGCGGTCGCCTTCTATCGCCTGGAGCCGGCCGCGATTTGGGCCATCCCCGGAGACCTTCAGGAAGAAGAAGTCGCCGTCGACGACGCGGCGGGCTTCGGCCAGGCGGATCATGCGGCGGAACGGATGCTGGCGGCGGACATCGCACTGGTAACGCGAGCTCCAGCCGGCCATATAGGCCTCGACGGCCTCGTCGATCTGGTCGTCTCCCGTGCGTGACTGGAACGCGAAGGAGCTGACGTAGTTGAGGTGCATCCTGATCGCCCAGGCGGCGATCGAGAAGTTGCGCTGTACATCCTGGGCGGTGGCCTGCAGCTGCCGGCGTCCACGATCTTCGAGGACTGCGTCCTCGGACTTGACGCGAGTTACAGCAGCCTTCCGCCGGCCGCGCGTATTCAGCGCGTCGTAGCCGGTGAGCGAGGCGAACCAATTCCGCGCGGCGTCGATCAATTGAATGGCAACCGTATACGGGCGATTCGTGGCCGTGAGTTGCCAGACGCAATCGTCGCATCGTCTTTCGCCTTCAATTCGGCAAGACGCTTTCTGACCTGCGCGAGGTCATAAGTCGTCGAAAGTCCATCAGTCGAGATGGACTGTGCGCCCGAGTTGAGGATGGCTTCGAGAGCCGCGATCTCGACGGAGTAATCTGGCATACCACCAGATTCGCCGATCTCGCGCTATTGCCTAGCTGCAGAAACGCAGGGGCTGGATTTATTCACACAAGTCGCCGGACCTTCACTCGCAGGTACTGCCCGCATTCGCAGATACGATTCTGCCAGGTCACGCGGTTATAGGTGAAGCCATCCTCGGCTACGTGCTCATAGTCGAGCTCGGCCGGCGGATACGGGCACTCGAGAATCTTCGAGTTGGTCTTGCCGCACGTTGGGCAGGCGAGGTCGTTCACGACTACCAGCTCGTACGGTCGCGCCTTTGCGCCGGGGGGCCTCCCGGGACGCCGCGGCTCAGATTTTGAGTTGCTTGACTCGAGGGGGGGCGAGCTCTTGTCGCTTTGGTTCGATTCGCTCATTCGATTCGGCTCCTTTGCTGATGCCGCTTAGGCACGCGGACACTGTCGCGCCGACCAGGCAGTCGAAGTAGTGGTTGTCCGGTGCGAAACTTGGCAGCTCCCATTCATCGACGATTCGGCCTCGGGCCTCGACACGTACCGCTTTCTCGGCGGTCAGGTGATCGGCCAGGATCTGGTGGTAGCTCTGCATGTCGCGATAGACGTCGATCGCGTGCTGATGCCCCATCGGCACCAGGAGCGCCGCGTGGACCTGCGACTTCCAGTAGTTGGTGTCATAGAAGCAACTCATGAAAAGCCGGCGATCAGGCTTCTGCAGGAGGAAATGATTTCCCCGCCGGACGCCCCGTTTCTTAGTCCATTTCTCGAGCGGAGCATCCTTGGCCCGGATACCGACGCCGTAGCTCGGGATCCAGTTCGGCACCTGGGCCGCGCGAATGCCGCCCTCGACGAGCTCGGTCTGCCAGCGAGCGTCGACCATCCCGCGATCTATGCGCATATCGGCCCCGTCTGCTCGCGGGAAGACGCGGCCGGCGAGCGACTTGATGGCGTCCGCGATCGCCTGCCGGAGGGCGGCCTGCTGGTCGAAGCCCGGATAGTATTCCGTGAGTTCCTTTTTGATTTCCGATAGTTTGAAGTAGCGGCGGGTCTGCTTCGGCCAGCAGCCGTAGTCGATGATCGTTCCGGCCCCGCCCTGCGTCCATGCGGCCACCAGCCAGTAGAGGAGCCGGCCCTGGACGTCGATGTGCGCGGTGAGCGTCGTCGCGTCCGGAGGGGCTTCCCCGCGTTTGGTCGCTCCCATCCGTCGCACCAGGTCGAGCGAGTTAAGCTCGGGCAGGTCGCTTTTCAGATCGGCGTCCGGCGTGTTCTGCTTTTCCGCCATGAAGGCGCGTGGGTCGCTGAAGTAGTCGTCCATGGCCGACTGGACGTCCGAGAGCCGACCAGGAAGGACACGAGCCGGCCAGTAGGTCTGGGCGGCCTCGTCCATCGCCTCCCGCCGCGCGGCGTAGAACGCGTTGGCCGAGCCGGGCTCGACCTCCTCGAGCAGCTCCTGGCGGCGAACTGTATCGTATTCCTCCCAGAGCGGCATGTTTTTGGGCCAGCTCTTGAGCATGGCGACTTTGAGTTTGGTCCAGTTCACCGACCGCTCGCGATCGAGCAGCCGATCGGCGAGGTCGCCACGATAGATGACCGTGCACGCGACCATCGCCGCGATGGTCTGGCCCGGGCCAGCCATTCCGAGGATGTCGCCGTTCAGGATGTCCTCGCGTTCCTGGTTTTGGGCATCCGACTTCGCCGACTTCCTGGTCTGCGGGTCGTCGATGAGGACCGCATCCGGCCGGATCTGGGCACCACTAGGCAGCGTGAGCACGCCACCGCGTACCGCCGCTCCCGTGAGCCCTCCGCCGCCGATGACGGTGCCCGCGTTGCCTCGCTCGAGGGACTCCGCGATCGTCGGGAAGACGATCGAATCAACGGACCACTTCATGTAGGTGGGCGCTCCCCGGCACGTCTGGTAATTCGCGCGGATCGCTACGCGCTCGAGGGAGCGGATCGGGTGCAGGACCTCCGGGAAGTCCTCGGCGAGGAGCTCGTTGTTCTCGAGTACGACCTTGATGCCGCGGATCAGGTTCCTGAATTTGCCGTCGTCAGCCGCGATGAGCATCGGGTAGTGCCGATGCCCATAGAGCGCCGCCCAGATCTGCGAGCGCTGGAAGATCGTCGTTTTGCCCGAGCCGCGCGGGAACGCGGCGACGACCTGGCCGCCGGCCAGTAGGATGCGCTGGGTCTGCTCGATGAGGTAGAGGTGGTCCGGGCCGAACTCGAGCGGGAAGGCCTCGGGATGGTAGGTGAGCAGGTAGCGGTGCAGGTCCAGCCGGCAGGCCTCGCGGCGGTCAGGATCGACGATCGCCGGCGGCGGCCCGATCTCCTTGACATCCTTCTGGACCTCGCGAGAGTGCGCGGCCGCTCGCAGGCGAGCATCCTCACCTCGGAGGTCGCGTCCAACCGTGGCGGCAGCCGCGCGGATCTGCTGGCCGAGCTCTCGGCGCTGCGATCGCAGGGCTTCCAGGTCGTCAGCCATGCACCCTCAGGGAGCTGGTGTTAAAATGCGTAAGAATTTAGGTAAAATTGGCTGTTCCCAGGTCTCTCTTGGCCGGATCTGCGGGGAAGTACCTACGGTTTTTCCGCCGGCGGTTTTTTTAAAATTCCGGACCATGGTTTTTTTCGCCGCCTCGCGAGTCAGATCGTGGCGGCGTACTGCCACGAGTCGATCGAGGCTTCGGCGACGCTGAAGCCCAGCGCAAAACCGTGCTGGAACTCGGAGCCCGAGACAGCTGGCGCTGCGATCGAAACAGAGGACACCAGCGATCCGGACCAGTAGGACCGTGCCTGCCATGTCCCGCTCACATTGATCAGCTCTAGCGCGATTGTAACGGAGAACGGTCCGACTGGTGCTGGAGTCCTCGCAGCTTGGATCGTCGCGCCGACGAAGGCGTTCGTCTCGCTCGCGGTATTCGGCAGCAAGCTCAGTTGATGCCGCCACCCAGTACCGGTCTGCCAGCGCAGGCGATGCTCTACGGCTCGCGTGACTGTTGAGCCGGACAGAAACGCAGCGTTGAGCGTGAGTCCAGTCATCAGACCGTCGCTCTCTTCGTAGCCTGCGCTCGTCCAGGAGCCAGACAGGTCGTATCGCAGTGAGGCGAGGCTCGCACTCCATTGGGAGCATCGCGAGAAGGTGACCGGCGTGCCGATCGTCACTGGATCGTAGTCGAGAAGAAGCGTCCCTGCGGGCTGGATGGTGGGAGTCATCCCGACTGGTACGGACCAGACCCAGCCACCGCCGCCGTCTGCGGCCACGAGCGAGGCGAAGGAGTCCGTGACTCCGGAGATAGGATCACACGGCACCGTCGTCGGCCCGCAGCAGCACCTGGCACTAGCTAACCGCAGTTTCATCCGCCGACCTCCGTGCCGTGATTGTACTTCGAGTCAGGGAAAGCTCTAGGTACTTCGCCCACACTATCCCCCTCTATCGGGTTGCGAGGCTTATTGACCTTATTTCCCTTTTTTCCCGAGGCCCTAACACCACCTCTACACACATAAAACGAGTATTAAGAAGGATGGAAAAAAGGTAAAAAAGGAAATAAGCCCCATTCGGAGATCGGGATGGAGGGAAGAAAGGGAAATAAGGTCATAAAGTTTTTCTGAAACTAAATGCGTTATCCTACCAACTTCACCCAAGCAACCGGTCTTCCATTTGTGTGTTGGTAATCCACGTAGACCTGTTCGGTCGCCACAAGGTTCTGTAGTACCTCGTCTCGCTCGCGTTTGCTCCACGCACGGAACTTCCTGGTGACCTCGGACATCGTGACATCGGCACCCCGGTCGATCAGGTACTGCCGCACTCGCAGGCACCGCCGGTGAAAGTCACTCTCGACGATGTTCTGCTCAATGACCGCCGACATGACGTCGTACACGTGCGAAGCCAGGCCGAATGCCCACTCGACGGCCGGGACGTCTATCACCGGAGCCGCGGCGTCCTTCGAGCAGGCGTAGACCAACGCCAGCTTGCACACGTTCTGTGAGACGCGACTACGGAGGGCCTTCTGCTCGCGCGCCATTCCTGGCGGCCGCTGGTCCATCTCGTTCATGATCTGGAGTGCTCGACTCTTAGCCGCGTCGGTGTGCTCCACCAGCTGCTCGACGTTCGCTCCAGGAACGGCGGCCAGCGCACCGCCGAACTCGACCCAGGACTTTGCATGCCGCAGGATCTGCTCGGGCACCGGCTGCAGGGACTCCCGGCTGCCAATCTCGGGATCGCTCTTGCCCCACAAGATCAGCATGCGTGGGAGCAGCCCATCGGTCATGCTCTCCACGGTCAGGTTGTCGAAGAGACTGGCTGCGACGGTGGTCCCCAGCAGCGACAGGCTCGGGCGGTCCACCTCGATGTTGCACTTCCGGTCCGCGTATTGAGCTGCGGCGTAAACGCCCTCGCCGGCAGAGTAGAGACGCAGCAGGTGATCCACGATCTCGTGCTGGTACACGGCACTGCTGCTCTTGTTGAAGCGAAAGAATCGACCAAACTCGTCGATCGCCGCCACCTTCGCCGGATGCTCGGCCAGCTCCCGCACGATGCCGCTGCCAGATCGCGGATTTTCAAGCCCACCGAGGTTGGCCGCTCCCGACTCTCGCAGGACGCGAGCCATCATGTTTCGCCCGTGGTCCTTTCCGTCTCCCGTGTCCGCCAGGCAGAGGAAGTAGATGTTCGGCCGGTTGCCGAACCGCTCGATCACCTTGCGTCCACATAGCACGGCCTGCAGGCAGACGCCGGCCGCCAGCCAGAGCACCGGCTGGTGCCGATAGCATGTCGCCTCGCAGTAGCGCACGAAGTCTCCGATCAGGCCTGGCACCTCCAGGAGATGCGTCGGAAACTCGGGAGGCTTCGCGAGTTTCGCGGGCTCCTCGGCCTCCACGGACGCACCCGTGGCCGACCTGCTGCCAATGATCGCCAGGGCCGCTCCGAGGTCCACTGCCGAGCTCGTGGCGGGCTTCGCCGATCGAGGCGTCCCCGTGGTCAGGCTGTGCCTCACGCACGACTGCACCTCGTCATCTGGCAGGGGATCGACCATCCGAGAATTCCACTCGAGCACCAGGTCACTCAGCTGGGCCTCGTTCAGCTGCTCGCCGGCGTCTCCAATCAGGGAGGCGAGATGCCCGGCAAGGCGATAAGCTGCGATGTTCCTGCCGCCCTCCAGTGGCAGCGGCACCGCATCCATATAGGCCCGAGCCCGCACCTCCAACGCGCTACCAGCTACCGGGCAGGCAATGGATCGCCTTGCGACAGGGACGTCCGTGGCCTCGCGAAAAAACGTCGAGTACAGCCAGTCGATCTCGTCCTGGCAATCGACGACGACCGAAGACCCCCAGCCGTCCAGGCCCGTAAACGCAAAGAAGCGGCCGCTCGAGTAGACCTCGATGGCCCCGGCCTCCAGCTGCACCGATGATGCACGGCCGGCCGGCTTGGTGCCACGACAGTAGATCTTGAGCCCCGTAAAACTCGGAGACAGCTCGATGTACGTCCGGGAAAACCGGTTCACGATTTCCTGGGCCCACGGCAGCAGCTCCCCATCCTGCACTGCGTCGTCCAGGTCGATCCCCACGTACGGATCGCTACTGGTAAAGCAAAAGGCCGTCCCCTGGGCGTCGGCAATGCGCTCGCTTGCCTCCTGGGCCTCCTCGAAGGTCAAATACTGCTTTTCGTCCGTCGATCCGCAGCAGGCCCCGAATCGGTTCGCGCATCGCTTGCGATCGCCCTCGAATCTCCAGATCAGCCACTGTTTCTCCCTGCAAATCTCTAGGTCCATGACTCTTCCTCCTCCTCGTCAAATGGCGCGACGAACGGTTTTCCCAGCCACTTCGCGGGCTCCGGTCGCTCGTCCTCAAACTCCCGATCCAAGATCTCCCAGAATCCACCCTTTTTCCTGCAGCACAGCCTCGCAGGGATTCGCATCCGCCCGCACAACCAGCCGTCAATGCCGTCTTGGATCGTGCCAGGAAACTGGGCGCTGCTGTGTTCCGACCACCACCTCTTAGCCCTTGTCTTCGGGAATCCCTCGTGCAAGATACAGACCCACTCGGAGACACGTACGTTCGACAGGTTGCCCTCTCCGCCGCTGCACCAGTAGTCCACTCGCAGCGTGTCGAGCTTTCCAGCTTTACCCGGCCAAACTCGCATATGGACAGATTCCACGCCAAACCACTGCTCGGCATCCTCTGCGCCTCCGCCGAGCAGGATCGGAGCCTCGCGCTCGGGCAGGGCGTCGTGCCTTGCTTTGATTTCCGTTTCCGTCTCGAACTCGTGACCGCAATTCGCGCACTGGCTGGCTGCGATCAAAACCAGGGCGTGGCACTCTGGGCACTCCCGCGTCGGGGCCTCGCCATCGCCTCCGCCGCCACCAGAGCCTCGCCGGCCGTAGCACGGATCGTCCAACGCACCGTGCCGGGAGATGTTCGATCCGAAGTCCAACACCAGGCAGTCCTCCTTGCCCTCGGCGATCCGAAAGCCACGGCCGACCATTTGCGCAAAAAGGCCCGGGGATTTGGTCGCGCGAAGCACGCCGATGCAGTCGATGTTCGGTGCGTCAAATCCGGTCGTCAGGACGTCGATATTGACCAGGAACCGCACCTCGCCAGCCCGGAACCGCTCCAGAATTGACGCCCTGATCTCAGGTGCCGTCTCACCAGTGATGATCTCCGTTTTGCCTTCGGACGCCTCCGACAGGCACGACCAGACCGACCAGGCATGCTTTACACCGCAGGTGAAGACCAGCACCGATTTCCTGCCCGCCGATCGCGAGATCAGTTCCAGGCAGGCCCGCTCTACCAGGTCATCGGTGAGGAATGCTGCCTCCATCGCCCCTTGGACGAACTCTCCCTTCCGCACCGGGACGCCGGTCATGTCCACCTGGAGCGTCGGAGCCGTCACCAGCTTAGCCAGAAAGCCCTCCTCGATCAGCTTGGCCACGGGCGTCTCGTAGCAGATCTCGTCCAGGAACGCCCCGTCGACCTCGGTCACCGTGCCTTGGTTCGTGCGGAACGGAGTCGCCGTCAGGCCGATGATCTTCAGGTGGGGATTGATCACGCGGAGCTCGTCGAGGAAGACTCGATACATCGAGCCTTCCGAAGGTGAGATCAGGTGCGCCTCATCGACGATCGCGATATCACGCCGGCCGAGATCGCAGGCCGACCGATAGACCGACTGAATGCCGGCTACCACCACATCCTCCTCCGTTTGCCGCAGTTTGAGGCCCGCCGAGTAGAGACCCACCTGGACATCCCGCAGGAGCCCCCTGATCTTCTGCGCGTTTTGCTCGAGCAGCTCCTTCCGGTGCGCGACGACGACCGCTCGCCCTCGCCATCGCTCGCGAGCCTCGCGGCAGAGCTCGGCGATCACCAGGGACTTCCCCGCTCCGGTCGGCGCAACAATGCAGGGATTCGCTTTGCGCTCTCGAATCGCCTCCCAGCAGGCGTCGACCGCCTCCCGTTGATACCACCTCAATTGCATCTCCCATGCCTCCAAAAAAAACGGCCGCCTCCATGCGGCCTTGCCAAACCTTGCAAGCGACTGCGAGCCCGTGCGATCAGTCCCACGGAGCCTTGTCCTCCGTGTTTACGGCCGGCGTTGGCTGACTGCCGGCCGACTTGAATGTCTTCAAAAACACCTCGACGTCCTGTGCGCCGATGCCGCCGGCCTTCTTCCTGGCAGCGAAGACGGCGATGACAGGTACTCGATGCAGTTCCTCGGTGCGTTTCAGGCCCTGCTTTCCGGCAGCTGCGATCAGGTGCGCGAGCTTCTCGACCGCAATGCGCACAGCCTGCGCGTTAGGGTTCCACAGGTTGAGGTACTCCCAATGCAGTCGCCCTTTGTGCCTGCCCTCGAGCACCTCAAAGGTGAGCTTCAGGTACTTCCCGTCACCGGCCTTGGTGTCCTTCTCCTCCTCGCCCGTGACCGCCACCAGGTACTCTCCGGGCGGCAGGCGCTCGTAGGTCTGGGCCGGTTCCACATTGGAAAAGTCGAACTCGTCAATCCTCACCATCATCAAACTCCTTTGAGGTAGGGCGCGTATGCGTTGAAGTCCATATCCATCGTCTCGGGAAGGCGAAGTCGCGACTTTGCGACTGCCGTCGGCCGCTCGGCCGTCCTGATGATTCGTTTCGCAGTCCCCAGCGGCACCGCCCGCTTCTTACCGAACCCCTCGTCCTGGTTGACGGTCGCCACCTCGTAGCAGGCGAACAGCACCTCGTCGGCCCACTCCTGAATCATCGCCGACGTTTCTTTGTGCAGCTTGGGCTGATAGCGGTCGAAGCTCTGCCCGTCCGGGCTTTCGAACTTCACGATCTGACTGTGAGCCAGGATCACGATGTGCATCGGTCGCTTCGGGTTGTTCCTGGCACGGTCCATCTCCTGCAGGACTCGCTCGAACCGCTGCGCGGCCTTCACGTAGCCCGATCCGTATCCGAAGTCGGCGATCGACTTCTTGCCCTCGGCTTCACATAGGTCACGCCAGATCAGCCGCTCCAGCCAATCCGCAGAGTCCAAAACGAGCGTCTGGTAGTCGTGCTCTGCCACGCCGGCCAGTTCCTTGACGGCGAGCATGGCTTCGGTGGACGTAGTGCAGACCGGGTACTTGTCACACTCGATGTCGCCCACACCATCCTCGGTGGGCACGAAGACGGGCGACGGCCACTGCGCCGCCCACGTGCTCTTGCCAATGCCGTGCACTCCGTAACACAGCGTGCGGCGTGGCTTGGCCTGCTTGCCCTTCATGATCTTTTCTAGCACCTCAGTAGCCTCTCTTTCCGTAGTCGGTTTCGTGTTCGATCCTCTGCATCATCATGCTGGTCGGCCTCGCCCACCAGCCAGTACCATCGCAGCTCGGGCAGGCCTTCGTGTCGATCGGCTCCGGGAACGGCGGCACATATCGCGTAGTCGCCACCAGACCGCCCCCGTCGCACGTGCGGCACCGCCGGCCGTCGTGGATCGTCTCGCCGGTCAGCACCTGCCAGAGTCGCCGCAGGTCGTCTTTTTTGGGGTGGTAGCCGTGCACCAGGTCATCGCGTATTCGCCCCCAGAAGCCCGGGAGCGTGGGTGGCACCGCCACCCATCGAACCTTGATATCTTCCATTCCAACTCCTATCGCAGGTTGCGCCGCCGGCAGAGCTCGGCCAGGAGCAGAGCGTCGGCGGTCGCGTGTGTGATCTTTTCTTCCGGCCACAGCTGCTGGGCTGCGGCCTTGGTAACGTTCTTGTTTCCCTTGGTGAGGCATCGCATCTCGCTCTGCCAGATCCGCGGGGTTACTGTCTGCCAAACCACGCCGTGCGCGACCAGCAGACCTTGGAGCAGGCCGTAGCTCGCACCAAATTTGAATGTCGAGGAAACGCCCTGCTTCGGCATGGCGCTTACCTGCTCGAGCAGGGCAAGGACGCGATGCGTCGAGATGTAGCTGACCAGGAAAGCCGAAACGTCGGCCGGCGTCTCGCTGTTTTTCATCAGACCGACGACCTGCGAGTCCCCGTCGAGGATCGCGATCGCACCCGAGGCCCCCGGGTCGATTCCGGCGAAGAGTCGCTCACGCATCGTCGTCGTCCTCCTCATCGAGATCCTCATCAGCCATCGCGGCGAAGATGGCGGCCATCCTCTGAATGCTGCCAATAGGAGCGTGCATGCGGCTGTCGTCAGGATGCATGAGCGCGTAGCCGGCCTCGCCCCGTGCGATCATGATGGCAACTTTCTCCGGACTGCCCGCCTGCGCGTCCGTCGGTTCTGCAGGCAACGGCGGTTCGAAGTTGTCGGCCACGTGCGCGAACGTACCTCCTAGATTCGGCGTCACTCGCGGTATGTCATCCGCCAATGTCAGCTCTCCGGTCTCGAGCTTCGTTACCAGCTCTGTCAGTCGCTCGATAGTCTGCTCGGTCATGCGCGTCTTGCCCGACAGCTGCTGGTAGAAGTGCTCGTTGTTTCGGCGCTTCAGGTGTTGCGCCACCTGGCGGCGCGTGATCCCCGTGGCTTTCATCCTCTGCCGCAGATCCTGCGGAATGAACGCATAGCGTTTTACAGGCGTGCCGTCAGCCATCGCTCCATCTCCTTGTTGATGTTGACTTCGCCGACCCAGACCGTGCCCAGAAGCCGGCCGTACTTGTCGCCGTCGTCCTTCCTGGTTCGCACCAAGATATTCCGCGCATACACCAGATCGCTCAGCTGGCTCGTCGCCAGGATGCCGAGCGTGGTGGTACGTTCCGGCATGTCGATGCCGAGCAGTCGCACGTGCTGGCCTCGAGACCACACGCGCAGGCCCAGGTCAATGTCGAGCACCAGCGTGTCGCCGTCGACCACGCGGACGACGACAGCGTCGTAGCAGTATTTCTCCGGTCGGGTGGTCATGTCACTCTCCTATGTCGATGCTGCGTACGATGCCACCAGCGATGATCAGCAGCGCGATCACCACCAGGATGAGGATTCCCGCTGCGTTACTGCTCATCTGCTTTCTCCGGTCGCTGTTCGTCGATTTCGGCGCGCATGATTCGCACCTCGCCGGGTGCCTCGATGCCGATCCGCACTGACCGTCCCTTGATCTCGAGCACGCGAATGGTGACGTTGGTTCCGACATTGATCGACTGATTCATGTTGCGCGTGAGAATGAGCATCTGCACCTCCGTGTTTGATGAGACTCGTGGAACACCAGCTCGCCGCCAGGTTGCGAACCCTGGTTACGCCTCGGCGAGTGCGAGCCAATGGGAACTCGCGGCTGCTGTTTTGCCCGACCTGCAGCTGCGGGACTCCTGCTGCTGCGAGATCAGCAGCTGCGGCCAGAGCGGGCCGGCCCAGTCATTGCTATTGGCACCGATACGTCGCTGCCGAACGCCCCGTGACACGGCACCTCCTCGTGGCGATCTTCATGACGCGGCCCTCGTCCTCGAGCGCTGCGAATCGCTTGCGCACGCTCTCGGCCCTGCAGCAGTACACGCTCGATGCGTACTCCGCGGCCTCCACGGCCGTGGCGTCACCGTAGATCGCCTGCAGCGTCTTGCACGCCGCGTAGGCCAGCTCGGCCAGGTGGCGGATCGGGGACTCCGCAGCTGCCTCGTGGCTGGTGGTCGGGTCAGTCTTGCGGGCGAGGGGCATGGCGGTCTCCTGGATGTGCGCGCACCGGTAGCGCAGGAAATGAGAATGGGAAAAATCAAAACAGCCAGCTCGACCAGCCTAAGAGCTAGCAAGCCGAGCCGGCTGATCAGTAGAGAGCCAACGCGGCCCTCACTACGAATACGTGCGGCCCTTGCGGGCGAAAAGTCCGTTTAGCGTGTGGTAATGTCCAGAGAGTCCATGCGGCGTCGGAAACGAAAAAAGCCGCGTCAGCGTTCAGGAATCCTGACGCCAACGCGGCCAAGTGTACACAATTCGCAACGCTCGTCAACGTCGTTACGTGGATTTTCTCCGGAATAAAGAATCGACCGTCACGCCTAAGCACTTGGCCATGCGGTACAACACTTCCGGGGACGGCAGGCTGGCTTTGTTGACGAGCCGCGATACCTGCGTGGGCTGCGAGTCACTGAGCCTGGCCAGCTCGCGCACGCCGTAGTTGTGGTGCAGCATCAGACGCTGCACGTTGTCCGCGATCACCTCTATCGCCTCATCGCGTGTCACT